ATCTAATCTATGAAAACGTTTAACGCAACGTTCAGCATGGAAGATATAACGCCTTCGTCAAGGCGGAAGAAAAACGAGGACCTCCGATTAAGTCGATCGTTTCAGGGAGGACGATTGTCCCTTGAAGCTCCATAAGAGCAGAGATAATCAGTAGACGGCAAGGGTCGGACAGACAGTTGAGGAGCATACACTGTAATCTAGCGACCGGCGATGAAGGACGCTCAGGCCAGAAAAACTGGGCCCACCTCTTTTCAACATCCTCAAGTATCCACCTATCTTTATGCCACTGAAAACCAAGCCAATGAACTCCAACTTTTGACTTCGTAGGAGAAATAGAAAAGCTGGAATTTTTAGCGAAGAAGTCGGCAATACGATGTACCTGTGAGGCAGAGCGCATTACGACGTCGTCACCATAGGATATCGACTCACATTGTGAATCATAATATTTACACAACACACAACATAATAGCGTGCCAATTATATGTGTAAATGAGCTACCAGTCCTTATACCACCCGTAAGCTTATAATCTTTGCCCATATAATGAGCTACGGAATCAAGATGTGACCGTACAATACCAAGAAAAATTGCTTTCTCGTCTGCAGAGAGCTCGAACATTCCTTGAATACGCGAAAATAGCATACGTATCAAAAATGTCGGGGGGCACATATCGAAGGATTCGAAGTCAAGAGATAAAGATGGACCTTCGATAAAAGGGGCCATTTGTTGTCCACCGGCACAGAACCAATCCCAGCCGGACGCCCAAGAACGAGGATAGGGGGCGTTTTCCATAGCCTTCTGCAAAGGATAGGCAAACCTCTTTTCAACCATGGCTAAAGGGCCAGGTGAAACCAAAATTACTCTGTGTTTCGGTATTTTCCTGCGGATTTGAGACCTAAAGGATATGAGGTAGCGAGGTAAATCCTTTGGTAAGCCCGATGATAAAACCCTCTCCGCTTCATGAAGTTGATAGTCCGGTATATCTCTTTTAGACGCAAATTTCTCGTCAAAAAAACAAAAACCGGCGGAGCGTGAAAGATCTGTAAAGGTCGATCTAACTTGGTCGAGAGGGATGGGGCGCAATTTTCCGAAGGCATGATCCAATTCACCGAACACACGATCAAAAGCTTGGGTCAACCTGGGAAGATCCCAGTTCGCATTCCTTGCAATGCGCTGCCGTTTCTGGTAAGCATTCCACCATATGTTGATAGCATGTTTATTACTGATTCTGCGGGTCCATTCCTGATGTTTAAAGCGATGATATCGGCGCCTCAAACATTTGGCAAGCATTAATGACACAAGTCAGATTTTAAG